TGATGCAGCATATGTCTGATGCGTTTGAGGCTTCAAAGATCGCATTCCGCCGCGAGAACGATCCCCTGGACAACATGGGCAAGTTCGAGGATCGCTCAAGCCGAGCGTTGTCTGGAGAAAACCTTGGTCGCATAGGCAAGCGAATGGGGATCCAGGGAGCCGGTGAGCCGGAGTCTGCATCTACTGCGGCCTTGGAGTGGATTGGTAAGACTCTTAATCTTCCAAGCCGTTTCCTTCTTGCAGAAGACGCCTTCTTTAAGAACTTGAACTACCGAGCATCGGTGAAGTCCAACCTCACTGAGCAGGCCCTCAAGAACCCCGATCTTGTGAAGGCCGGACCTGAAGCTATTGCCAAGAAGATTGAAGAAGAGTTTGGCCGCGTAGTTACTGATGGGCAGTTCTATTCGTACAAGAACATACGGGCAAAGGCTGAAGCAGCAGCAAGTAACAAGATCGGCGTTGTGGACACTGTTGAAAAGCAGCGGGCCCACACCACTGAAGTCAACAAGTACATGGAAGAGAACTGGGATGAGAACCTCGGCGAACTGGCAAAGCAATCGCGAGAGTATGCACGCGAAACGACTTACACCCAGTCTCTTGACCGACCTGACCGAGGAGTAGCGGTAAAGGCCACAGCAGGTATCCAGAAGTTGATTAATCAGTTTCCAATGCTGAGGTTTGTCGCTCCGTTTGTTCGCACACCTACCAACCTCGCCGCGTTCTACCTCGATCGAGCAGTAGGAGCCCCTCTGGCATTGAGCCAAATGGGTCTCAAAACAAGCGCAAGACGGCTTGGAATTTTGACCAAGGAAGCCTCTCAACAGATGCAGCGTGGGGGGCGGTCCAGAGAAGAGTTGATTGGCCGAACAGCTACTGGTGGTCTGTTGATGTTTACTGCAAGCACGGCGTTTGCAAACGGCAACTTGACCGGCGGGGGACCAAGCGATTTGCAAACCCGAAAGACTTGGGAAGCTACCGGCTGGCAGCCCTACAGCATCAAGATAGGAGACCGTTGGGTCTCTTACCGACGTTTCGATCCGTTTGCGTCGTTCCTTGGATCGGTGGCGGACCTCATGGAATCTCTAAACAGCACTTCAGATGAAACCGAGATGTCGAACATCGAAAGGGTCGGAGCCGCACTGGTGATGACTGCTGCTCGAAACGTCACAAGCAAGACATACCTGACAGGCATGACTCGGGTAGCAAACGTGCTGAACAACCCGGATCGCTACGGCGAAGCCTATATGGAGCAGACCGCAGCGTCGATGTTGCCATTCTCGTCCTTTGCTGGTCAGACTTTTGGGCTGGATGAGAACCAGCAAGAGATCCGTGGCTTGGTTGATGCTCTTAGATCCAAGTACGGCCTGACCGGAAAGTATGGCAACGATGGTCAGAAGATCGCACCGAAGCGAAATATGTTTGGAGAGCCTATTAAGCGATCTAAGCCGTGGCCTTGGTACGGATCCCCATTTGCTTACAGCGATGTAGAAGACGACTTGGTGTCGGAAGAGATCAAGTCCTTGGGAAGAGGCTTTGGCCCCCCACGAACGACTCGAAACGGTTTGGACCTAACGGGGTATGTGAACAACCAAGGCCAGAACTTCCACGACCGGTGGTCAGAACTACACGGTTCGGTAAAGATCAAGGGGAAAAAGCTCAAGCCCGCAATGGAACGGTTGATGAAGTCAGCCAGATACCAGGCCATGCCTGTCGATGATTTTGAGGGAGTGGAAAGCCCACGAGTCGCAGAAGTGCGAAAACTCATTAACCGTTATCGAGCAAAGGCCCTTCAAGAAACGTACCGCGAGTTCCCTGATGCGGCTCGCGACAACCAACGCATGACCCGCATCAAGCAACTCACTAAGCAAGGACGTGATGTCTCTGCCCTTCTGGACTTCTGAGGAAACCCATGCCACTTACCTATGACATTTTCACTGCCTCAGCAGGTCAAACTGATTTTGCTGTTGCGTTTCCGTACATTGATGTTTCGCATATCAAGTGTTCTATTGATGGGGCGGGTACGACCGCGTTTAGCGTCAACACAAGCACCAACATTCTGACCTTGAATGTTGCAGCAGTCGGCGGTGAAAAAATTCGGGTGTTCCGCCAGACGCCTGGCAGAGCAACCGGCGATTCGGATTTGATTGTTGATTTTCAAGACGGATCAGTGCTTACAGAAAGCGATCTAGATACGTCTCAAAAGCAGCTACTGTACTTGGCTCAAGAAGCCCAGGAAACCGGTCAGGCAGCTCTTCCAGTCGATGCGTTTGGGAACTACGACGCAAACTTCAAGAGAATCACCAACCTTGCTTCCGCAGAAGACGACAATGATGCTGTCCGAAAAAGCTATGTAGATGCACTTGCGTTGTATGGACAAGCCGCAAGCGACCCGCAGACATGGACAGTTCTTGGAAACGAGTTTACAGGCAACACCGGTGACATTACCTATGTGATGGGTGACCCAGAACCGTTCTCAACCAACGACAATCTGTTCATTGTGGCGTTGGATGGATACCTCCAACGTCCAGGGGTGGACTTCACCATCACAGAACTTATTGGTGTCTACACACTGACGCTGAAAATGGGCACGGCCGTAATTGCTTCTGATGCGATTGTCACTGTTCAGAACTTTGGTGTTTCCCGCAACGTCTATGAACAGCCATTCATCATGGCAGATCAAACTAGCCCCGCTCTGACTGCTAAGGGAGTATCTGGAGCGACGGCTCCTGTGCTGGATGTTGAGAACGAAACAGGTACGACAGTTGCATCTGTGAACCTGGCCGGTGACATCACCAGTGCGACCCTAAGCGTCAGCGGAAATGCCACGGTAGGCGGAAATGCAATTGTTACTGGGTCTGTTACCAGTGCAACACTGACCGCTACCACAATTAACGCAACCGATCTCAATGTCACCGACGACTTGTCGGTGACTGATAATGTCGCGATTGGTGGTGATGCTGTTGTAACAGGAAGCCTGACAGCAGGAAATGGCATTGTGTCAAACGGAGCGATCACTACCACAGACGCAGGAGTTATTAATGCTACTGGCGCAGACGGAAGTCGCGGAAGGTTTTACAAAACCACGGGGCAGGTAAAATTTGCAGCAGATGATCCCTCGGGTTATCAATTTTTTACAGACTCAAACACCCTATTGATGAGAATGTATACCAGCGGTCAAATGCGAATCTACCGATCCACGGATACTTCTGATTACATTCAATTGGCACCAGATAGCGCAGGCAGCAGCTCTGTGATGTTGGGGGTGCGTGATGGCGGCACCGCTAAAGCGTGGTTTACTGGCAATGGGCGGATCCTAAAAACGGGAACCGCAAGTGCTTCAAGCGACGTTCTAAACCAATCTGAGTTGGACGCCCGTTTCTTTCAGCTGAGTGATAAAACCACAACCGGAGTCACCGGTGCTGTGCAAAGCAGCTCTAACGTACAAACCGTAATTAACGGGTTAAACCAAAGCAAAACTTATTTGTACATAATCTACGGCAGCAGTAGCAGTAGTACAGGTGGTTCTATTAACAGAATTCAGGGATTTGGAATGTCAAAACCTTCAGCAATCACTTTTGCCACTAGCGGCTTTTATTACGGTTATCACTTTATTGAATTGGGCTGATTCAAATTATGGTTACTCAACCTTCAAATCTTAAAACTTCAAGCAGTCCAGTTTTTACCGCTATTGGTCTAGGCGACGAACTCCTTACAACTTACGACGAGGGATCGTGGACACCAACTGTGACAGTCGGTGGGTCTGCCGTGACGATGTCTTCTCAAGTAGGGTTTTTCACCCGAATTGGCAACGTAGTTCACATCCGTGGGTCACTTGCTTTTAATCGCATTGCGGTCACAGGTGACATCGTGTTTGGTGGGCTGCCTGTTGCCAGCTCAAGCAATAACTACACGGTTTTAGCTTTTTCTGGAAGCACTGGTATTGATCAAGAACCTGCAATCTCTGCGTCGGTTGGAGCCAGTACAACCAACATTGTGGCTGAACGACTTCCATCAACCACGTCAGGATCCTTGATTGCAATGAATGACACCATGGTGGCCGCTAGCACCCTGGTGACTGCACGATTCACAGGTACCTACTTTGTGTAAGGCATGTTGTGGAAGACATAAATCAAATCATGGTTGCCCTGGGCAGGCTTGAAGGTAAGGTCGAATCGTTGCTTTCTATGCAACGTAGCCACGCCGAAGATATTGACAAACTTGACAAGCGTGTTCGGGACCTCGAACACAGCAAGTCGTGGCTCATGGGCGCAGCAGCAATCATTGGTGCTGGTGCCTCCATGTTGGTCTCATTAGTCAAAGGAAACTTTTCATGAGCAATTTAGAAAAGATCATGGAAGAACTTCATGGAGCGGTTGCCGCTTCATTGCTAGATCGAGTCCAGGCAGGAGAAGCGACTGCTTCTGAGCTTTCTGTAGCGGTGAAGTTCCTCAAAGACAACGGCATTGATGCTGTAGCAAAGCCTGAATCGCCGTTGCTCAACCTCGCCACTTCGCTGCCGTTTCAGGACCCGGACGCTCCTCTAACCTCACAGGACATCGCATGAATCCCCTGCTCATCAACTACCATTCCCGCCCACCCATCACGCCCCAGCCTTTGATCTATGATCAGATGACGCCGCCCCCTGCTCCCCCTGGGTATGTGACTGTGTTTACTCAAGGTCGTTGGGAAACCATTCCCCGCACTGGACGGTTTATGACCATGGAAGAAAGGCCAGGAGGGTCGTCGGCTACTTACCAATATGGTCCTACGACCAGTAACTCACCTTCATTTGGTAGCGGCAAGGGAAGCGGTGGAGCGGGTATGTCTGGTGGAGGTAGTCCAGGCACGGGAGGGGGATAATCTATGGAAATGGACGAACGTCTTAAAGACTTCCGGAACTTTCTGTTCCTTGCGTGGGATCATCTGCGACTTCCCGAACCCACAGACGTTCAGTACGACATTGCGTCGTATCTCCAAAATGGCCCTAAGCGGCTTTGCATCCAGGCGTTTCGTGGGGTGGGAAAGTCGTGGATTACATCGGCGTTTGTCTGTCATCAGTTGCTGCTGGACCCCAGCCGAAACATTCTGGTG